CGCGGCACTGTTTTGCTCACGAAAAAGGATCCGTGAACAAATCTACATGTCCAAAGGAGATCGGCATGGTTGCCAAAGTGTCCGAGATCGTTTTTAGGAGGGAAAGAGGCTATGAATGGCTCTCTTTCGATCCTGATCCCGGTCCCGATGGCCAACCTGAGTACGTAGCTAAGGGCGTGCATGATCTGATCACATCAGAAGGTCACCCTGGATGGCGTAAGCTATCCAGAAAGGGCCGCGATGTGGGAGGACCATTCATGCTCCGTAAACACCTTTATGAGGAGTTTACGGATCTTGACGACCAGTACTTAACAAGTCCTGGAGCTGTGTACCGCTTTCGTGGTCCACAGTATGCCAAGTATGAGACGGTAAACCCAATCGATTTTCCTGATGTGACTCCGTCGCCAGATCATATTCTGGAGGCGTTTGGCACAACAGCAATCGCACGGGTCTTACCGACCAATCCCGTAGCTAACCTCTCTACTTACCTTGGCGAGATGCGCGATGGAATTCCTTCCATCGTGGGCGCTGACTTTTTCAAATCGAGGGCTCTCCGCGCGCGTTCAGCGGGCGGAGAATACCTTAATGTTGAATTTGGTTGGCGTCCTCTCGTCACTGATCTCCGTTCTTTTGCAGATGCTGTGATATCATCTGATAAGGTGATAGCACAGTACGAGCGTCAGTCTGGAGATGGTGTACGTAGAAGGTATGTACTCAACATGCCCGACGAAGTATCGGTCGAGGAGACTACAGGTAATCCTGAACCCCTCCTCATTGGACCTATATATACTTCGGCGTTTGGTCCGATGACAAAGACTACGACTATTAGTCGTAAGCTTTGGTTTTCGGGTTGTTTCACCTATCACTTGGAGCCCCTTCGAACTGATGGGGCAAAAAGGAAAGGGTGGCTCCAAAGAGCAAATAAGCTCTTTGGAATTAGGCTTACGCCTGAAACACTCTGGGACATCGAACCATGGAGCTGGGGCGTCGATTGGTTTGCTAACATTGGGGATAATTTCCACAATGTAATGGCTTTCCAACGCGATGGCCTAGTTATGCGTTATGGTTATGCGATGGAACAAAAGACCCATCGCATAGCCTATAACCTGTCCGGTATCGGCTACGGGAATCTCCCTGGCCGTACGTACAGCTTTATGCAGTCTCTTAGTACTGTTACTAAGAAACGCATAGTGGCAACTCCTTTGGGCTTTGGCCTAAATCCGATAACTGATTTCAGTCCTCGGCAATGGGCCATAACAGCTGCTCTTGGGCTAACCCATGGCAGTAGGTAGATCCTCTGTTAGGAGGTATTCTATCAAAATACCATCACCCTATTAAGGGTGCCACTGACGGTTACCCGTCATTCATGTAGGAGTTGTTGCCTTATGGCTTTCTCTGACCCGCAAACGTTGATGCACAACGGAAACCCGATCATTTTCGCTCGGACTTCCTTTGGCCCAACCGCCGGAGGTTTTTCCTCCCCGGATGGTGTCCAGAAGTTGACGATCTCGAATGCCTATGGCAAACGAGTTCGTCGACAGGTGCGCATCGACAGCACGAAGAACGCGGCCGATCCGTTGCAGCCTGCAACCAATAGGCCGTACTCGATGTCCGTTTACACGGTCTTCGACGTACCCCTGTTCGGTTACAGCGCAACGGAGCAGCTGCTGATGGTCGACCAGCTCACCGAGTGGTTGACCGCTTCTTCGTCTGCGAACGTTGCCAAGGTGCTGAACGGAGAAATCTGAACAGACACCTTTAGGTGGCAACGTGGCAGTAGGCAGAGATCATAAGGCAAAGGATCGCTACCCCCTAATTTCTAGGAGGAACGATGAAAAGCCTTATGCAACTGTTACATGTAGTCCTCAATGATATGGGGACTAGATGCCGCACTAGCACCATCCGTGATTTTAAAACAATCACGGAACGTGTTGAACACGAGGGGTTGTCGTTTTTAACGATAACCCTACCGGACTTCTGTTCTGACCTCCAAAAAGGTCTAGATCAGTCGTTCGTAAGCTCCGACCTTTTTCTGTCATTCAAGAAAAAGGGACGTCTCCCCCTATTTTTAGGAGGTTTCGTTCGCCTTGTGTTCAATAGTGATGATGGACAGCTACTTGCTGAACCCGACATTGACGCTATTCAAGCTATACGGCAGATTACTCTGCTATATAGCAAGATCCTACTCCCGTGCAGCGATGCACGAGAAAGGAACGCCATTGTTAAATTCAGCGAGCGTGAGAGACAAATCCGACTTAATGACAAAGCCCTCAGTTCATCCGACAAGGATGATTTTGAGAAGATTGTCATTAAGTTTTTGGCTCCAGTTCTCCGAAAGGTAGATCATGATGTCTACTACGGTGCGCTGGTTCCAAAGCATGGACCTGGCTCAACTGCTGATCGTCTTACCAGTAATGGCAAGTACAATCTTCGCAGTTGGACGAGGCGTTTGGAAGAGAGTTTCCCTCACGGGGAATTTCTCTACCCAAGCTGGAGTCACTTTTGTGACTCTGACAGTGTGGATTTGTCCGAACCCGGACAAGAACAACCCGTAAGGGTTGTTCTAGTACCTAAAACGTTAAAAACACCTCGGGTGATAGCCATCGAGCCTGCCTGCATGCAATATGCACAGCAGGCTGTAATGGAATCGCTCGTTCGTCATATTTCCGGAACGTTTCCGACAAATATGACTATCGGTTTTGACGACCAAGTTCCTAATAGGAACATGGCTCGTCTGGGATCTATTTCACAAGATCTCGCTACGCTCGATTTGAGCGAAGCCTCCGATAGTGTTTCTAATCAGCTCGTGAAAATCATGCTCCACAAGTTTCCTCATTTAGGGGAAGCCGTCGAAGCGTGTAGATCACGTAAAGCTGACGTACCTGGTAAGGGTATTCAACGCCTTGCCAAGTTCGCGTCTATGGGTTCAGCACTCTGCTTTCCTATGGAGGCTTTGGTATTCTATACCATCGTTCTCCTTGGGATTGAAAGAGAGCTTGGCCGTCCACTGAGAAAAAAGGATGTTAAATTCCTTTCTTCTCAGGTGCGAATCTTCGGGGACGATATCATCGTTCCCGCGGAATATGTGCGTTCCGTTGTCGTCACGCTCGAAACTTTTGGGTTTCGAGTTAATTCGGACAAGTCTTTCTGGACTGGTAAGTTCAGAGAGAGTTGTGGAAAGGAGTATTACGATGGCCATGACGTATCAATTGTCAAATGCCGTCGTACGCTTCCTTCCCATCGGAGGCACGTTCAGGAGTTAATATCTTTTGTTAGTTTCAGAAACCAGATGTATTTCGCTGGCAACTGGGCTACCGTAAGATACGTTGACGGTCTACTTGAGAGGATTATTCCTTTCCCGTTTACCGCTCCAACGTCTCCTGCGCTTGGCAGGCATAGCTTTATGGGTTATGAAACCCAAAGACTATGTCCTTACCTACATAAGCCACTTGTCTCGGCTTATGTTCCGTATAGCAGGTTACCATCCGATATTTTGGATGGTCCTGGTGCCTTGCTTAAGTTTTTCCTTAAACGCGGCGATGAGCCGTTCAATGACGGGAAACACTTAGAACGTGCTGGACGTCCTAAAGGCGTCGGCATCAAACGTAGGTGGGCCCCTTCCTATTAATAGGAAGGTCTCGTTTATATACGAGGTGTG